TCAGGCCCAGCCGATGACGCGGCAGGCCTCGGCGTGATCAAAGGCCGGTTTCAGCCGGTCCGCAAGGTCGGCCGGCGCGAGCCAGTCGAACAGGCCCTGGCGGCCGAGCGTCGGGATCGGCTCGATGAGCTCGCGCAGATCCTCGACGCGCCAGGCGAACCGGCCGCCTGAGAAATTGCCGGCCTCGAGGTCGCCGGCGGTGACCAGGCGTCGGATGAGATGGGCGTCGCGGCAGCCGGTCAGGCGCCCGACCGCGACCACGGCGCCCAGCGGGATCGTCGTGCGCCAATCGGCGCCCAGGGCGGCGATGCACAGATCCTCCGGCGCGCCGGCGACGTCGAGCCGCTTGGCCGCGTGGATGGCGATGGGGCCGCGATAAGCCGTCTTCCAGTGGCGCGTCTCATGCAGCTTGACGTGCGCCGCCATCAGCGCCGCCCAAGGCTGCCAGAGCGAGAGCGCCTTCATCGGCCGGCCGAAGAGTTCGCCCATCGTCAGGCCAGTGTCCACCGCTGCCCATGCTTGTCGACGGCGGTCACCGGACTGCCAGCCTCGATCCGCTCGATCTCCGTGACCCTGACGGTGATGTTGCCGGGTCCGTAGCCGTAGATGGTGATGTAGGCGCCGGCGCGCCGGGCTCGCCAATCGGTGATCCTGGTGATCCGACGGCCGGTATGGATGCTGGTGATGTCGTTCTGTTCGCTGGCGCGGGGCATGTTTGCTCCTGGTTGATGGGGTGGAAAGGAGGCCGCTCGGCGGTGCGAGCGCGAAGCCCACGAGCTCCGCCGAGCGGCCTGGGATCAGCCGTCGCCGTAGCCGGAGCGGGAGCCGTAGCCGTCGCCGTCGCCGTCGCCGGAGCCGGAGCCGTCGCCGTCGCCGTCGCCGTAGCCGGAGCGGGAGCCGTAGCCGTCGCCGTCGCCGTCGCCGTAGCCGGAGCCGGAGCCGTCGCCGTCGCCGTCGCCGTAGCCGGAGCCGTCGCCGTCGCCGTCGCCGTCGCCGTCGCCGGAGCCGTCGCCGGAGCCGTCGCCGTCGCCGTAGCCGTAGCTGTAGCCGGAGCCGGAGCCGTCGCCGTCGCCGTCGCCGTCGCCGTCGCCGTAGCCGTAGCCGTAGCCGTAGCCGGCCGTCAGGACGCCCACTTCGCGGCCTCGATCTTCGCCACGGCCTCCGGCGTGCAGCTGATGATCTCGATCACCTCGGTGAGGATGATAGAGACCGGCGCGGCGACCCGGGATCTGGCGACGTCGAGGCCGGCGGTGGCGATCTCGCTCAGAGTGTTGGCCCCGTACCAGCGCCAGATGCGACGCGAGCGCACGAGTTCGACTTCCTTGCCCCGATGCTTGAACAGGTATCCGAAGTGGACGCCGGCGCTTTGGGTGCGCACGATCACCGGCGTCCCCGGCTCGCCCTTGGGCTGTTCGGCCGCCGTTTCCGGGCGGTCTGCTTCCATCACTTTCGACATGCTCGTTTCCTCCTTGGGGCTTGAGCGGTGGGCCTAGCCGCCGGCGGCGGCGAGGAGCTGGGCGACGCGGCTTTCGTCGGCGTCGCGGATCGGCAGGGGATCATTGGCGATCGCCGCCAGAACCCCCTCGAGATAGGCGCGGGGATCGTCGGTGGGTTGCGCGATCCTGCCGCTCCCCTGCCCCCCCTTCCAGGCGCGGACGGCGGCGCGCGTCCACCACGGCCGGCCGCCGGCGCCGCGGCCGACGAACGGCCATGGCAGGCCTTCCTGCTCGCAGAGCTCGCGCCAGTTCCGGCTGGCCCACGAATAGGATCGGTGCAGCTCGACGGCGAGGCCGCGCAGGTCGATGTCGTCGGTCACGGCACGCCACCCAGGAGCGCGAGCCCGGCGGCCGAGATGTAGATCTTGCCGCCGATCACATCGAGCAGGCCACGGCCGGCGAGGGGCCGAAAGGTGCTGACGTGGAGCTTGCCCCCGCTGCAGAAAAAGCCGGCCCACGGGTAGAGGGTCAGGCCCTCGGTACCGGCGGCGCGCACCTCGCGCAGCGCCTCGATTTCGGCTTTCTTCAGGCGCGGCGCGCTCATGCGTCCAGCCTCAGGCCATCGGCACGGTCGGCCGCCTCGCGGAAGCGCGTGGCGAGCGCGAAGGGGAAGCAACACGAGGCGACGATCCGTGCGGCGATCGTCCTGGCCGTGCGCGCCGAGAACAGGGCATCGACGCCCTCGCCGCGCGCCCACACCAGGCCGACGGGCGACCGGTCGGCGCTGAGCACGCGGGCGTAGCCGACATCGACGGCGAGAGGGTCGCGGACGTCGGTCAGGGACGCCAGGACGGCGGTGACGGTGTCCAGCGGGCTCAGCTCCATCACCATGGCCGGCGCCGTCGCGACCGCGCCGCCGGCAGGACGTGAAACCCCTCGCGGATCGCCAAGCCGGCCGCCAGCCCGCGTTCGTAGGCCCCGGCATGGCCGAAGGCCCGCGCCCCGCTCAGGCAGTCGGCGGCGCCGGCCACCCGGGCGCGGATCATTCCCAGCCGAAAGGCCGCGCGCTGGGCGGCGGACGGAGGCGCGCCCCCGGCCGCGCCGAACAAGGCGACGACCTCGCCCATCACCGACCCGCCAGCGAAGCGGCGTAGAGATCGACCAGGCTGTCGAGTTCGCCGGCGGCGCGGGTGTCCTGGGCGCGCCGGGCGAGCAGGGCCTTCAGCGCCTTGACCTCGAAGCCAGCCGCCTTGGCCTCGCCATAGACCTCGGAAAGATCGGCCTCGATCTGGCGCCGGTCCTCGCGCAGCCGCTCCAGCCGCTCGACCAGCCCCGCCAGCGGCGACATCGCCGCGTTCGCCGCATTCGCCTCACCCATCGGACCCTCCTCACCGCACCTCGCGGCGTTTCACGTGGGACAATCATCGCGGAAACCGCGAATGAGGCGCGATGGTTTTCGTGTTTCGCGCGGCGTGTCAAGCGCCCAGAATGAGAAGATCTGTGGAGCGGGGAGGAATTCCGATGATTTGGCGCACCGCACTGGCCGCCGTCGTGGCGCCGTTGATCTGGGCGCTGGTCACGACGGTCGCGCTGCTGCCGTTCGCCTACCTCGGCGGATTGATGCGCGACCCCCTCATCACCCTGGGCAGCGCAATCGCAGCCAACCTCGTGGGCATGGGCGCGGCCCGGTGGGTGTGCGACCGCCTCTTTCGGCCATACCTCGTGCGGCTGATTTTCGTCGTCATCGCCGCCCTCCTGGCGATCGAAACCGCGCGAGCGGCCGTTTCGATGTCTGTGACGTGGGGCGGCCCGTTAGGTTATGCTGAAGTCCTCGTTTCGCTGGGCGTGGCGTACGCGATGTTCTGGCAATGGGAAGACGGTTTCACCTTCGATAAACGACAGCATGCAGCGCCTTCACCAGCGCGCCTTCCACCGGAAACTCACGCTCCGGATTGAACTGGTAGAGATAAACCTTGCCGTCCCGCTGGCCGCGATACTGCTTGACCACGGCGGTCCCGTCGCGCAGCTCGACGACGCAGTCCCCGAACCTAGCCGGGGCCACGCCGCGCGCGACGATCAGCAGCTCGCCCGAAAACAGTCTGGGCTCCATCGAATCGCCAGCGACCCGGATACCCATGGCGTCGCCCCGCACCAGGCCGATCGGCACCTCGATCTCGTCGAACACATGGTCTGACGCCAGGGATATGCGTTCTTCGCCGCCGGCCGCCGCGTAACCAAAGACCGGGATCCTGATCGTTCCGGGGTCGGCCGGGACATCGGTCGCGAAGAAGCTCTCGACCTGGGCCGCCACGCTCGGCGTCAGCTCGCGCGGGCTGCGGATCAGCCGGCCGACGTGGTGGACGTCGCGGCCGAGATGGCGGCCGAGCGCACTCTGGCTCCGGCCACTCCGTTCCAACCGCTCCTTGATGTCCGCGCCTCTCATGTCGCGACCATTCGCAGAAAGCGCGAAACGAAGGACTTGACGGTTTCCGCAAATCACCCGCCACCTCTATCGCGGAAACCACGAAATGCCAAAAGCGTCACCACAGCACCCCACGCCCACGCCCGCGCTCCGGCTGATCCGCCGGTTCGGCGTGGCGCGCCTGGCCGAATGGTCCGGGAGGCACCCGTCGAGGGTCTATTCGTGGTGCTGGCCACCGAAGCGTAACGGCACCGGCGGCGTCGTGCCACACCGCTTGCGCCAGGCCATCGTCGATGGCGCGCAACGTGACTGCGGCGTCTGTCTATCATCGCTCGAATTCGAGCCGATGAGCGGCGAGCGGTACGTGTTCGGCGAGGCCGCCTAGCGTGCCCCACACGTGGTCCAGCGCCGACGTCGCCAAGTGGCGCGGCCTCGCCATGCGCGCGGCCGGGGCGCTGGCCGAGAGCCGGCGCGGGCCGCTGGCCAGCGTCGCGGTGATGGGCGATCTGGCGCGCAAGTGCCGATCGACGGCCAAGGTGCTGTTTCCGACGCGCGACGAAGCCGAGCAGCGGACCCTCGTGCATTTCCTGCGCGCCGCCGAGGAATTCGCCACCGGCTCGCCGGACTTCCGCGCCGACCGGGGCGCCCAGCTCGGCAATCTCCTCGCCGACGTCTGGGTGGTGCTCGGCGGCCAGTATGCCGGTCTGGCCGTCCAGGCGCCCGTCGGCGAGGGCGTCATGGGGCCGCGCCCCTACTATCTGCGCGACTGACAGTGGCCGGGGGGGGGGCGTCATGCCAGCGAGAGCGGCTCCGGGCGTGGCTCGAATACGTCATCGAGACGGCGATCGACATGCTCGACGCCCTCGACACGCCGTTCGAGGACCTCGAGGATGAGGAAGCCACATGACGGCCCGGGACCCGGGCCTGACCGCGGCCCTGGCCCGCGCCGGCGGCGGCCGCGCCCTGGCCAGGGCGCTGGCGATCCACCGCGCCTCGGTCCAGCAGTGGCGCGCCGTGCCGGCCGCCCGGGTGTTCGACGTCGCCCGCGTCGTCGCCCTCGACCCCGAGCAGCTGCGCCCCGATCTCGCCGACTGGATCGCCGCCGAGCGCGAGCGCCGGGACGGCGCCCTGACGCGCGAGACCCGGGCCATGATCCGCGCCGACCGGGCCTCGCCGCCGATCTCTTACGAGGACGAACTGGCCATCGACATCCTGATCGCGCTGGCCGCCTGGCGCTTCGTGCTCGCCCGCCGCCGCGAGGTTCCCGGCGCGGCCAGGAAAGGCGCGCCCGCGCCGACCGGGGCCCTGCGGGCCACCGCCATGGCCCTGGCCCACGTCGCCGGCCGGGCCAAGAGCGGCAATGTCGCGGTGTTTTTCGGCGTAACCCGACAGAACGTCGACAACGCCTCCGAGCGCTATCTGCGCGCCCGCGACGGCGACGATCCAGACGACTACGTCGCCCCTGGCCGCGACGGCGCGCCACGCGTCATCGAACGCGGCCGCGTGCGCCGCGCCAAGTCCGCCGCCGAGGATCTGTGGACCCTCGAGGCGGCGTTTCTCGACACGCTGGCCACACCCCCCGAAAGGAAACGAGCATGACCGACTGGATCCCACTGGCCCCGCGACCGAAATTCGGCGGGCGATACCTGGACGTGATGGCCAGCATGCAGATCGTCAGGGGCGTCGGCGCATCGCCCCTATCCAGCGCCCATCTATTCATCGCGAAGGAACTTGGCCAAACCTTCGTCCGGGGCGCGCGGGTGTCGGCGAGCGTCGATGCGCGAGACGGCGCGACCCGCCTGCGGCTCGAACTCGACGCCGCCGGGCCGTTCACCCTTTGCAAATCGACGTCCGCCGGCGGCACGAAGCTCTTTCTGCCGTCCTTCCCGCCACTGCCCGCCGAGGCCCGGCGCACGCCGATGGCGATCGTCGAGCGCTCGGACACGGTCGTGATCCTGTCGTTGCCGACCACCTGGAACACCGCGCCGGCGAAACCGCGCGGCGCCGCGCCGGCGAGGGCGGCGCCGGCGGCCCGGCAACCGGCGCCGGCGGCTAACCCGGCCGACGCGCCCATCGACGTCAACGCCTACCTCGCCCGGTTCCAGCGCAAGGCCAGCCGCCTCGCCGCTGGCCGCTGGGCGCTCGACGGCGAGACCGTGAGCGAGAGCGCCATCCTGCTGCTGGGGAACCGGCACCGCACCCGCAGCGGCCTGGGAAACGCCAAGCTCTCCCAGATGCGCTGACGTGAGAGATCCCGAGATCGAACGCCTGGCCGGCATGGTCGCCGACGACATCGAGAACGTCATCGCCGCCCTGCACCTCTCCGTGGCGCGGCGCGATCGCCGACGGCTGTATTGCCATGCCCCGTGGAGCAAGAACGCCAAGCCCAAGCTGGAGATCAGCCTGTCGCCGCGCGGCAAGTGGAACGACTGGGAGGCCGGGCGGTTCGGCGACGCCCTGGGCCTGGTGGCCTGCCTGATCAGCCAGGCCCCCGAGCCCAAGGCGCGCGGCGCCCTGCGCGAGGCGATCGTGTGGGCGCGGGACTATTTCGGGCTGGCCGCCGAGGGGTTCGACAAGGCGGCGTGGGAGCGCCGCTGCCAGGAGGCGGCGACCCGGCGCGAGCGGGAGGCAGCCAAGGTCGCGCGCGAGCTGGCCGAGAACCGGCGCACCGCCAACGGACTGTGGCTGGCCGCCGCGGCCCTGGCGCCCGGTGACGCCGGCTGGGCCTATCTGGCCGCGCGCGGCATCGACCTGGCGCGCCTGGGCGGGGCGCCGAGGGCCGTGCGCGTGGCCATGGCCGCGCCGTGGTACGACGGCGTAGGGGACGCGCCCAGCCACGTCGGCCCGGCGCTGATGAGCAGCATGACGCTGGCCAACGGCAAGTTCGGCTCGCTCCATCGCACCTGGATCGACCCGGCGCGGCCGGGCGAGAAGGCCGACCTCGACCCGCCGCGCAAGATGTGGCCGCAGAGCGAGGGCGCGGCGATCCGGCTGTGGCGCGGGGCGACCGGCCTCACCGAGCGCGAGGCCGCCGATCGCGGCGTGGTCGAGGACCTGGTGCTCTGCGAGGGGGTCGAGGACGGCCTGTCGATCGCCCTGATGACGCCCGAGCTGCGCATCGTCGCCGCTGGATCGCTGCCGGGCATGCTGGCCTACACCCCGCCCAAATTCGTGCGCCGGATCATCGTCGCGGCCGACAATGACTGGGCCAAGCCCCAGGCCCAGGCGATGCTCGACCGCGCCTGCGCGAGGCTGCATGCCGAATTCGGCAAGCTGATCAGCATCGCGCGGAGCCCCGAGGGTAAAGACTTCAACGATTTGTTGCGGGGCGTTTAGTGGCTGGCAATCAGCAGACGGGCGGTCACGAACTGGACCATTACCGGCATTTCGATGCTCTACCCGGCGCGTTCCGACGGCTGTTGCGTAACGCGTCCGCCAATTATCAGTGTTGGTGGGTAGGACAGCTGATCAGGCGCCATGGAGAGCAGCGGGCATTTGAGTACGCGAAGGTCCAGCTGGCGGAATTCCGCCGCGCCATCGTCCTGAAACACTACGGGCCGACCCATCCGCAGGCCGACGCGTGACTGACGAACCGCTCTATCCCGCCGGCTCGCCCGAGGCGCTCGAACAATATCGCCGCATGAAGGCCGAGATCGACGTCAAGCTCGGGCGCGGCAAGCGCGCCCTGATCGACGACGTCGATGAGTGGCGCCCCGAGCCGCCGCCGACCCCCGCCGACGACGATCCCGACCCGCCGGGCGGCGAGCCCTCCGAGGATAGCCTGCGCCACGACCACGTGATGATCGCGCGCCTGTTCGGCAAGGTCATCCGCCAGGTGCCGATCAGCCTGCCCGATCCCTGCCCGATCACCCCGCTGGGCAAGCTCGGGCGCCTGTATTTCTACCTCGACCCCATGGGCCAGCTGGTGGCGCTGGCCGATGCCGAGCACGGCCAGGCCCATATCGCCGGCCTGTGGTCGCCGAGGATCAACGATCTCAACAGCGCCTTTCCCCAGTTCAATCAGCAGGGCAAGTTCCAAGGCTTCAGGGCCAACTACGCCCGCGACGCCATGATGAGCGCGTGTGCGCTCAAGGGTATATTCGAGGCTCACGACAAGGTGCGTGGCCGCGGTTGCTGGAAGGGCGACGGCGGCGAGCTGATCCAGCACCTGGGCGATCGCATCCTGGTCGGCGCGGTCGAGCACAAGCCGGGCGAGATCGACGGCTACGTCTATCCCGGCCGGCCGCCGATGCCCGCGCCCAAGGCCGGCGGCAAGGCGGATTGCGAGGAAATATACCGTCGCTTCAAGACCTGGAACTGGAAGCGCGGCGAACTCGACGCGCGATTACTGTTGGGACAGCAGGCCTCGACGGTATTGAGCGCGGCCCTGAAATGGCGCCCGATGGGCTTCATCTGCGGGGGCGCCGGCACCGGCAAATCGACCCTGCAGGAGATGGTTCGGGCCATGCTGCCGGGGCGCCTGCTCGGCACCGTCGATGCGTCGGAGGCCTCGCTGCGCGGGCTGCTCGGCCAGGACGCGGTCGGCGTCAGCTTCGACGAGATCGAGGCCGACGCCACCAACGATCGCGCCCAGCAGGTGATGAAGCTGGCCCGCACGGCGGCCAGCGGCGATGACGCCTACCGCTCCAGCGCCAATCAGGAGATCCGCCAATTCACCCTGCGCAGCTCGTTCCTGTTCAGCGCCATCATCCCACCGAGCATGCGGCCGCAGGACGCCCAGCGCTTCGCGTTTCTGCTGCTTCACGAACTCCCCAAGACCGCCAAGCTCGAGCCGCTGGCCCCGGCCCGGGCGCGCGACATGGGCGCTGGCCTGGTCGGCCGGATAACCGAGGCGTGGCCGAGATGGCAGAAGGCGCTGGACGCTTTCGTCGGCGGCCTCGAGCGCGTCGGTCACGCCCAGCGCGGGGCGATGCAGTTCGGCACGCTGCTGGCCGCCGCCCACGTCGTGCTTCACGACCACGACCCCGACGAAACCGAGGTCGCCGTCTGGTGCGAGCAGCTGCGCCGCTCGACCTTGCTGGAGTACGAGAACGACACGCCGGCATGGCTGAAGGCCTGGCGCATACTCATGGGCGCTCAACCGGATGTCTGGCGCTCCGATGGCTCGCCCACCGTCGCCGAGGTGGTCCGCAAGTACCTGGCGCTGTCCGATGGCGTCGATGCCGAGGAAGCCCGGATCAAGCTGCGAGCTCAGCTCGAGCGCACGGGCCTGGCGATCGTCCGCGGCCGCGCCGATGGCCGCCACTGGCTGGCCATCCCCCCGGCCCATCAGGGCGTGGCGGAGATCTTCGCCGGCTCGGATTTCCAGAAGCGCGGCGGCGAGGGCGCCTGGTTCTTCCCCCTGCGCGGCGCGCCGCCCTGCGCCGGCGGCGAGGGCGTCCTCAACGTCCAGGTCGTCCACCGTCTCAACAGCCAGAAATGCGCCCTCTTCTGGCTCGACGCCCAGATCGACCTGGGCGGCGGCCTGACGCCGATCTTCCAGCGCCAGGTCGCCGAGGACCTGGTGGAAGACATCGAGCGCGAGCCCGGCCAGGAAGGCTAGCGCCCCATGCGTTGCACCCCGGCCCATCGGCTTAGGTTGAATTCGCGAACCTGACCGAAAGGCGAAGCAACCGGCGCGGTTGCAAGGCCGGTTGCAAGGTTTCTGATCTCCATCAGACACTTAGAGGCGGTGCAACCGTGCAACCGTGCAACGGGTCGCGCGCGCGTATGTCCGCTCGCGCGCGAGACTGCGGGTCCGGGGCTTCCATAGTGCGCGAAGCGGTTGCTTGGTTGCTTGGTTGCAGGTCTCATAACTATCTGTTTTCCAAGGCGAACCTTGCAACCGGCTTGCAACCGCCCGGTTGCAGCGTCGGGGGCGTTGCCTGGAGCTCGCCGGCGGGCATCCTGCGCCGGGTTAAGTAAGGGGTCCAAAATGGCCGACGGGCCTGGCGGCGTCCGCGCCGCCCTCGAACAGGTGCTGGACGGCGGCGAGCCCGAGGAGATCGTCCAGGTCGGCCTCTTCGCCCTCGATCCGGAGGAGACGGGCGCGCTCGATGCGCCATCGCCCTTGTCGGCCGCCCTGTCGCCCGCCAAGCGCCGCGGGCGCCCGGCCGGATCCAAGAACCGGCGCACCGAAGCCGTCGTCGGCTGGCTCCTCGCCCAGCATCGCCACCCGATCAGCGTGATGATGGAAGCCTACTCGATGACGCCCCAGGCCCTCGCCGACCGGATCGGCCTGGTCGAGCCCGACCTCCTCGAGGTGTTCAAGCTGCAGATGCGCATGGCCGAGGCCGTCGCCCCTTACCTCGCCCAGCGCCTGCCCCAGGCCGTCCAGATCGACGCTCGCGCGGGCGTCACCCTGTCGTTTGAAGGGGTATCTCTTCCCGCGCGCGCCGGGGTCTCGGGGGAAATCGTCGAGGGGCTGGCGGTCAGATTGCCCGTCAGGTCGGACGGGGAGGGTCGGACGGACGTCTAAGCTACGGGAAAGGTTCGCATTTGCGCCTAAGTGGTCGTTAGGCCGCGCCGGCGGAGGGCCTTTTGACGAGCGCGACCGCCGAACCCTTATGCCGGGGCGATCCCGCGCGGAGAGGCGTTGCGAGAGCGAGAAGGGGCGCGAATTTCATCGCGAAGCGAAGGGTGGGGGAGGGCAGCCGCGCGGTGTTCGATATCAGGGTCTACAGGCCGGCCGGTCCCGTCCTCAAACGGTTCCACGAGAGCGCGGCCTTCTTCCGATTGATGGCAGGACCCGTGGGTTCGGGCAAGACCGCCGGCGCGGGCTGCGCCGAGATGGTCCTGGGCGCGATGATCCAGAACCCCATGCCGGACGGCGTGCGGCGCGCCAAGTTCGGCGTGCTGCGCGACACATACCGCAACCTTTACAGCCAGTTCATCCCCAGCTGGTTCGAATGGTTCCCGCGCGAAGTGGGAGCCTTCGTCGGCTCCGACGACCGCCCGGCGATGCACACATTTCCTGTGGACAGCCCCCTCGGCCCCCTGGAAATCCAGGTCGAGATGCGGGCGCTGGGCACCAACACCGTCGAGAAGACCTGCCGGGGCTGGAACCTCACCGGCTGCTTTCTCGACGAAGCCGACCTGATGCCCGAGGAGGTGATGAGCTTCCTCTCCGGCCGGGTGAAGCGCTGGCCGCAGGTCCCCTACCGGGTGAGCAAGGGCGTGTGGGGCACGTTCAACAAGCCCGACATCGACCACTGGACCTATCGCTGGTGTGAAGAGGACAGGCCGGCGAATTTCGAGTTCTTCGACCAGGAACCGGGAATACTGCCCGGCGGCCCGCCCTACCAAGACAACCCGGCGGCGGAGAACCGGGAACGTCTGGACCCGGACTATTATACACTTCAGGCGGACAGTAATCCGGAGTGGTACACCACGCGGATGGTCCGAAACCGCTGGGGCGCGTCCGTCAGCGGCGAGGTGATCTATCCCAACTTCCGCGCCGAGCGCCACGTCTCGCCGGTCGAGCTGGCCCCGGAGCCGCGGGCCGAGCTGATCCTCGGCCTCGACGGCGGCGGCACGCCGGCGGCGGTGATCATGGGCCGCGACCGCGCCGGACGCCGGATCGTCTACGCCGAGGTGGTGCTAGTCGATCCGTACGATCCCAAACAGCGGCGCCTGGTCACCGGCGTCGGGCCGGCGCGCTTCGCCGTGGCCATCCGCGACGTGATCACCGCCCGGTTCCCGACCAACCGCTTCCGCATCGGCTACGGCGACCCGGCCGCCTTCTACGGCGCCGATCGGGAGTTCGGTGAGTTCAGCTTCATGGAAACGGTCGGCCAGCGGCTGAACATCGGCGTCAGCCCGGCCCCCAGCAACGAGATCGAACTGCGCATCGGCGCGGTCAAGGGGCTGATGGATGATTATTCGATCGGCGGTCAGCCCGGTTTGATGCTCAACCCCTCATGCGCCTGGCTGCGGCGGGGCTTCACGGCCGACTACAAGTACGAGGAGCGGGACCCGAAACAGGAGGGCAAGGCGCTGAAGCCGCGCAAGACGGCGACCAGCCACGTCCACGACGCCCTGCAGTACGCGGCCCTGGGCGACGTCGGCCGCGCCGGGGTGACGGCCGGGTCGGCGTGGGATCGCCAGCGGCCGGCCCAGCGGGGGCAGTATGGATCGGAGGTCTGGCGGACGATCGACGAACAGGAACGCGCGCGGCCGAAGGACTGGGGTCAGCGCGCCGGCGACGGGCACGGGGAGAGCTACAAGAACGATTTCAACCCATGGCGCGCGTGACGGGGGCGCGCCTGACCGTCGCCCATGCCAGCGCCTTCGATTTCGAGGACGCCCTGACCGACGACGGCGAACGGCCGGTGGCGATGAACCGGCCGCTGTTCGCGCTGTTCGCGCGCCAGGTCTCTACGGGGTGCGCCTTCACCATGCGCGACGGCGCCGGCCGGCTGGTGATGATCGCCGGATTGTACCCCATTGAGGGCCGCGCCGAGGCCTGGTGGGCGGTGGGGCCGGCGATGCGGGCCAATCTGCGCGCCGGCCTGCGGATCTGGCTCGATCTGCTGCTGGCCGTCGCCCAGGACGTCGCCCCGATCGAGGTCCGCGCCGCGATGTGGGCGCGGAGCGTTGCGGGGGCGGCGATGGCCCGATGGTGTGGATTCACG